GCGTACACACAGGGCGGAGCCAGCCAGCGAACTTTGCGCTCTGTTATACGTAGTTGAATATGATTGGTGTGGATGTGATTGGATAGGGACACAGTTTCCTGGTAGGCGTCAGTTGCGGCTATGCCGAAGGGGAATAAATATCGGCAGTGGTATGCTATGCGCAATCGCATGCGCCAGGACGGCACTTGGGATCCTGACAACTTCGTCCGTGATCGGCAACGCACTCTCGGCGAGGTGGGCATCAACGTTCCGTCTGAGGCCAAGCGTCCTCGGCTTGAGGAAGTTGATGAGAGTGAAATCCCTGAACTGGAATCTTCTCCTACGCCTGAAGGTATTTATTCTTTTTGTTTTTCTCTCTTTTAGAATGTCCTGGGGAAATCAGTCCACGGGGTTTAGCGTTCTGATTTGGGTTAACACTACGCCTGATGATGAAACTTCTCCTAGCGATCTACTGCTGGATGCGATATCACTACTGTCTATTCGCTGGGGCTTAGAATTTATCCGAGAGTCCAGGGACGACGAAGAATACGCCTGGTGTACGACTACAAAGTTCACAGTAGGCGAAGCAACTCTTCAACGGGCTCTGGGTGATCTTGCCTCTGACGGGTGGCTGGGGATCTTACGCTGTTCAGCTTCTACTACCTTAGATACAGCTATTAGATATAGAAAATGCAAGCAAAAATGGAATGTACCCGACGTGGTCTCACAGCCGCACGACGATACTTCTGGCACAAGGGATCAGCCGTGGAAACGACGGAAGTGAGCATCGAGGATGACACATTAACCAGAACACTACGTACCTGGGACTCCGGAACTTGGAAGGCTGCCATCTTACAGATTTCCTGTCTAGGGAAACCGCCTGTGGAAGAACCTGAACCTTATGCTTTCTTGTTAAATGAAATGCCTATGAATACTGATTGGATAGCTACTGGGGAGGCTAATTCTGATGGGATCTTTCATGTTCATGCACTGGTCCGCAATCCTCAGCGCACTGATGCCTGGATTCGCAGTGCTAATTCTAAATGGTTCTCTGTACGCTGTGCTACCTTGAATGATGTTGAGGATACTGATCCTATGTTAACCATTCTAAAATGTCAAACTGCTCATAAACCTTCTTCTCTGGCTTGTTATATGGTAAAGAATCCTGTATGGCTTATTGCTAGCTCTGCTTTTAATTTGAAAGTCTTGTCTGGTCTTCATGACAGGGATATGGGTGATAGATTCAGACCTGAGAATTCTAGAAAGCTGAAACTGGATGCTAATAAAATGACTACTGACCTGATAGATATTATTTCTGACCACAACTGTAAAACTCCTCAAGATGTCTTTAGATGTGCACCTGAAGTGATTGTACAATACCTACATCGTCCTGGATTTGGTTCTATTTTAAACAACTGTCTTGCTTGGGTTCAGGCTACACAGGGTGGATGGTCTATGGCTAATATTGCTAAAAAACACAAACCTATGCCTACTAGAGTACACCAAGTACTTTTACATCAGGGAATTATACCTTCTGAGTTTGATGAGATCTTTTATAAGTGGATCACTAAAGCTGAGTCTAAACGCAATACTCTTGTTCTATGGGGACCATCTAATACTGGAAAGTCTATGTTCATTAAAGGATTTAAAGAAGCTGTACCCTGGGGAGAAATTGTTAATTCTAACCAGTTTGCCTTTGAGTCTCTGTGTGAATCTATGTTTGGGGTATGGGAGGAACCTTTGATTTCCTCTGAGCAAGCTGAGAAATGTAAACAGATCTTTGAAGGGATGGAAACCTCTGTACCTGTAAAATATAAGAAACCTTTTAAACTACCTAGAATACCTATAATTATGACTACTAATCATGCACCCTGGAGATACTGTTCTAATGAGGAACCTATGTTTAGAAATAGAATGTGGATCTTTGAGTGGCTAAATGATTGCACTGGTCTCTATTCTTGTAGAGCTAGTGAACATAGCTGCGAATGCTGCGTTTGTAAAGCAAGTAGAAGCGGCAAGGGTATTAATGACGGGCAATCAGCTTGCAAAATGCCGAGAGGACAACAACCCGTACAAGGGCTGGCTTTCTGGATTGGGAGTACAGAGGACGATGTTTCTACCGGATCCTTGTGCTCAGGAAGCCAAGGATCATGCAGAAGCCCTGAGAGGGGCGACTGTGAACGATCTACCAGCCCAACAAGCCAGTGCCAGCAGCAATGCTCCAACAGCTCAGGATCTAGCAGCAGCTCCAGCTCCTCAACTGTCGACAGCTTACGATCCAGTGGGGAACACCGACCCAGCAATCCCAGAAAGCGAATTCGAAGTTCCGAGTCCGGGGATGCAGAGCCTATGGTCACCGAGCAGTCTGGAGGAGATCATGGAGGAGATCTGGGACGACATGGAATGGGAGAAGATGGAGGAGACCATGCAAGTGGAAGTCATGAAGATTCTGGACGAGGTGGAGGAGAACTCCCGTCTAGCTCGTCTATGGTGGTGTTGGGGGAAACCTCAAACACACTCACACCGCTTGAAATTCTCACCGCCGAACGGGAATTGGATAGGAAAGTGGGCGCCCTGAGTATTCCTACCCGTAATGATTGGCTCTGTTATTTGTCCTTTTTGCAAACTACCTATGCTAATAAATGTAATCTTTGATTTACAGAATAAACATGGCAACTGATGTTTCATTCTCCAACGTGTTCATGGCTTATTGGTCTAACTCACCCTATAACTACAAAGTGAGTGGTGCTGGAAGAGATCATACCAGGCCAACTGGCACACCAATAAACACCGGGTGGCACATTCTACCTTTGACCTTATGGAAGCATTTTACTACAGCTAAGCAGTGGGCAGAGTTAGTCATTAACTATGAAGCATACACCGTCAAAGGGTTCTCCTGCACCGTTTATAACCCTGTTCCGATGACACAGCAGCTTGCTATCCAAGGGACTACGACCTTTACTGCCTTTAATAACACCATATACTCATTAGGAGTCAAAGATGAACTCTATGAAACTTCCTGGTATAACTGGAATGATCCGGCTGGAACAGGTGGATTCAATAACTTTAGCTTAGCTTATAAAGAAGGATACTACCTAGATAGTCCTAGAGCAGCCACCCAAAAAAGAACATTGCTCCCTGTTTACTATTGGAAAAGTCCAACACCAGAACTTAACTCTGTAGTCACCTGGACTTGGGACCAAGAATATAATAGTGCTGCAGCAGGCTTAATTGGAAATGTAGCTTGGCCAATCACTGGAACAAACACCATATCTCTACCAGATGGAGTCTTTTGGGATCCGCTGACTTCACCAGATGATATTATGGAACTTCGACCAGGAAAAAACTCAATGACCTGGAGCTGGGAAAGACATGATTGCGATGAAAATAAATGGTATAACATTGATCAACTAGCTAGATGGGCACCATACACCGCAGATATGCCTTGGGTCAATTTAGGAAGAATTGGAGGAGCTGGATCTTACCAACCAGATGACATTGAAGATCCTAAATCATTGTCTGGACCAAGATATGGAACAAACCCAGCAACAGAAGATTACACCATACCAAATCTAGCAAACATGCCAATAGTTCCTGTTGCATGGTGGTGGATAGAAATGCAAAAAAGCATTGTAGGAACATATGATGACAATTCTAGTCCACAAAAAGAAGAAGCACTATATGGTCCAGGAACAGAATATGAACAATATAAATATCCACCAACTCAATGCTTTATAAAAGGACTACCATTATTTGATGATGATGGAAATCATATAAGCACCACAACACAAGGATGTTTTAAAGTTACTTTACATTTAGCTGCTAAAAAAAGAAGAAGCAGAATCTATGCTCCAACATGGCATCCACATACATGGAGATTTACACATACAATCCATGCACCAAGAGTGGGATCATACGTGAGATACAGAACAGGAGGAGCAAGAAGAACATGGACAAATCTAAGAGCAGGACCAGGACTAAGTGGAACAATAAGAGTAAGATCAACGCCATACAATACAAATTCAACATATGCAACAACAGCAACAACAAGAACAACACCAACAACAAGTACCAGAATGAATTATTAATAAAAAGTTCAAAGCGTATAAGTGTCTGTGTCCATTCAATTCCACATCCACAGATGTGTACCAACCCGCCTCCCAACGTATGGCCCTGACCACTAGTTGGCGCTGGTGTGTGGTGCGCGGCGCTCCGCGCCGTGAACGTTAACACCACACACCAG